TTTATAACTCTAGAGCGGCATGTCATGACAAAGCACCTCTAGAAGTTAAGGCCCTTCACTTTGTTTTGTAGCGGGTTTTGTATCGTTTGTCATGACGTCCTATACAGCTCACAACATGACAACATGGCAACGCCATGAGTTACCGTTTTCTTCGTGGCTGTGTTACTGTCTGTCCATGAGTTCAACTAGCTCAAGGGAGGTGTAATGACTACGACACGTGATTTTCTAGGTCGCAAGCTTGGGGATCTAGAAGTTGATCTAGCAGCTAATCGTCAATCAATAGAAAATCTGCAAAAAGAGCAGAAACGACTATTGAAAGAGCAGATTGATGCTCAACTAGCATACAATGCACTTCCGGAGCAAACTGAATAGAGAGGAAAGTGAAGTGAGCAAAGACCACCCTTTGCGTTTGCACTTCAAGATCATTCTCCCGGACCACACCGTTTACGCCTACAAGAACGCAGGCGTACGCGTAGAGGTCACGATTCTCAATGACCAGGCGAACACATGGTTCATGACAGTGAGGATCATCACTCTCAACGGTCTGTCTTTCGTGACGGACACGTTGTGGAAGCATCCTTCCAATGACTCGCTCGTCATTGACATGGCGTTCTCGCAACTGGTTCGTTCTCTCAATGAGGGGATCACTCCCGACAAGCTGGTTCACCAGTTCTTCCTGGATGGTTGGGGATGCACCATTCTGGATGATCTTCCTCCCGCGATGAGCGTATGATGTACACCATCTCATTCGCCTTTGATCAGGAGGGCACGGTGTACACCACTCAACCGATGACGGCTAAGCTTGCGTTGGAGTTCGTTGCCGACGCGATCAATCAGGCTTTCTACGTTGCTGAAATCACGGATCTGGGAGGTTATCGTCGTGAGTTCGCACCGCACTGACATCACGGAGAACGAGGATGGGCAAACTATCGTTGTGTGTCTCACAGAGAGCATTACGATAGCAACCATTCCCAAGACGATTTCTGACGCGTGGAACGAAGCTATTCAGGTAGCTTTTGAACACGAGACGGAAACTACAGAGGAAATGGCTTGCACACTTCTAGATCGTGAAGTAAGTGAGGCATTTTCTCAGCAGCTCGTCAAGCTCACATTCTCATGCGGGAACAAGTATCTTGGCTACGGAGTCAGTGAGCTAGAGGCGTCTTTGATGGCACTTCGAATTCACCCGCACGGGGTCACGGAGAACTTGCCCGGTACGTAGTATCGTGAGAGCTAGCATCCTCCCCCAGCGCCACAGGCTGGGGCCACCGCTCCTCCTGCCGGGGGTGGCGGGTCGTTGGGGGAGGGTGTGGGCGCCGCATGGTACAGTGCCCTTACCCGCAGAGCGGGTAAATAATCACCACCGAATGAAAGAGGACAACATGTCTGAGAACACAGAGGTCGTTCTGGCAGACCGCGCGATCGTCGCGCCGATGTCGGCTCGCGAGCAGGTGGAGAACCTGAACAACGGTGCCCTCACCGTGTTCAGCACGTACAAGACCGACGACCAGGCGAGCAAGATGAGCCTCTTCGTGGCCCTGTCCGACGCCGCACCGCTGGGTGAGCACCTGAACGAGACCATCGACCTCGCCAACGTCGTGGCTCAGGTGGTTGAGGTCAACGACGAGAACAACGGCGTCACGGAAGCCGTCCGCGTCATCCTCATCGACAACGAGGGACGAGCCTACGCGGGCGTGTCGGCCGGCCTCTTCAAGGCCATTCAGAACCTGTTCCAGATCATCGGCCTCCCGGACCAGTGGGAGAACGGCGTGATCCCTGTGCGCGTCGTCCGCGAAAAGGCGCGTAGCGGATGGTACTTCCACACCATCAAGCTCGCCACGTCGCCCAAGGCCACGGGAAAGACGGCAGCCAAGCCCGCTTCCTGAACCGCCCCGTAGTGCCTGGATGCGCCACCGCCTTTGAGGTGGTGGCGCATCTTTTCTCTTACTCGCAGTAGAGGGGTTATCAGGTGGCGGACAGGGAGCTTGAAGAATTGCGCCGATTGGCACGACAACGCCATCGCGCCGTCACAGGGAAGATATCTCGCCTGAATCGTCAGGCTAACATTTCTCTCTCCGGCACGAAGAATGATCCGCGTAGAGAACTTGCCAAAGTGAAGCGGTATACAAAGGCACAGTTGCGAACGTATATCGAACAACTCAATGGTTTCAATGCGCGATCGGTGCAATTCGTTCCCTCAGCAAATCGCACACCTATCCGGGCCGATTTGTGGAAAAAGTATAAGGATCTAGAACAGCGTTACAATCAGCGGATCAATGAACAATTCGAGAGGGTTCAGGATGTCTTTCTTCCGACTGTAGGACAGACAATTGGTGAGCGCATGGACATGATTACTCCTGTCCATAGGCAGCTCACCAATCCTGCGGTCAATGCACCTTTCCGTCCCGCTGAAATGAAGCCAGGCAATGTCTCCAGCGAGAGAGCATTACAACGCCTGATCCGGCAAAAGCAAAATCAGCTCCGTGCGGGCTATCGCAAGAAACTAGTTAATGATGCGCGAGAGCAATTCGCCAAGATGGCGGACATCATTAATCGTAGGGACCTTGTAGCAGACGTACGTAAGTTGTCGGATGCTCAGTTTGAAGTCCTGTGGAATTATACACCTTTCGCTACGGCTATTGGCATTAACTACGAAGTGATACAGGCAATGCTCAGCAATAGAGAAAAGCCTTATCACTCTGATTCCCTACGGAATGCCGTTGCCTCGCAAAAAAGCCTTATCGATTGGGCAAAACAAGCGGACTTGGGTAGCTGACTTTGAAACCACGACAACAGCGGAGGATTGTCGTGCCTGGGGTTGGGGTTTGTGTTCCGTAGAGAATCCGGAGTATGTGGAATTTGGTGGCGATATGCATTCATTCATCGAGCGCATATCTGCTGAAAGTTCTATTACCTACTTCCACAATCTGGGCTTTGACGGATCATTCATTCTTGACCACCTCTTTCGTGAAGGTTTCGAGTTCACAGACGAAAAGTCCGTGGGCTTCAAACAGTTCAAGACCTTGATATCCAAGATGGGTAAGTTCTACTCAATCACCGTAAGGTGGGAGAATGGAATGCTCACCGAATTCAGGGACAGTCTCAAAAAGCTTCCGATGTCAGTGCGTAATGTCGCCAAGGCATTCAAGCTTGCACAGGTCAAGGGAGAAATTGACTACCACTCATCCCGTCCCGTGGGTTGGGTGATGACGGATGAGGAACGGGAGTACGTCAAGAATGACGTTCAGATTGTAGCGAGAGCGCTACAGGTTCAGATAGCGGAAGGGATGACAAGGCTCACGGTTGGGGCTGACTCGCTAGCTCAGTACAAGGGCATCATGGGGAAGGATTTTGATAGGCATTTCCCGGTACTCGCATCATCTATCGATGCAGAGATACGACGCGCTTACCGTGGCGGCTGGGCATATCCCAATAAGAGGTATCAGGGAAAGATCGTCGGTAAGGGACAGGTGTTCGACGTGAACAGCCTCTATCCGTGGGTGATGAAATCAAAGGTTCTCCCCTACGGCGAACCCCTTTACCGCTCTAATGGTGTTCCAACTGTGAGCGATGATTACCCGCTTTACATTGCATGTATCACATTCGTTGCCAAGATCAAGCCGGATCACCTTCCATGTATTCAGATCAAGAATTCTAGCGTGTTTGTTGCTACTGAATATACGGAAGAGGTCAACGAGCCGGTCACCATGTACGTCACGAATGTAGATCTGGATTTGTGGAAAGAACATTACGACATTGACATTTTGTCGTATAACGGTTCCTGGCATTTTCATGGATTGCGAGGATTCTTTGACGGATATATTGACCACTGGATGAGAATTAAAGAGGAGAGCGACGGGGGAAAACGGCTGATCGCCAAGCTTCATCTCAACTCGCTCTACGGCAAGTTCGCCACCAACCCAGATGTGACCGCTAAAATTCCGATCTTTGATGAGGAGAAAGACATTGTCCGACTCATTGAGGGACCAGAAGAGAAAAGAAATCCTGTCTACACTGCAATGGGTGTATTCATCACTTCTTACGCAAGAGATCTCACCATACGTACCGCTCAAGATCATTTCGACAGGTTCGTCTATGCGGACACGGATTCCCTTCACCTCCTCATTGGCATTGGGGAAGGGAAGTCCTTCCGAGTACACCCCACTGAACTGGGAGCCTGGAAGCGAGAGTACGGATTCAAAGCCGGATTGTTCATCCGGGCCAAGGCATACACAGAACTAGGCGATGAGAACTATCATCGCGACGTAGGATGCAAGTGCGACACACCGTCTGCCGATCATTTCTCCACCCACATTGCCGGTATGCCGGAAAGTATCGCAAGCAAGATCACGTTTGACAGCTACCGGGACGGCGCCACGTTTGAGGGGAAGCTGGCACCTCAGAGAGTGCCCGGAGGAATCGTGCTGAGAGATGTGGGCTTCACTATGAATCTGTGATAGCGTCATCCCTGTTGGAGAGTTCACCACCACACCTACGAAAGAAGGAAATCATGCGTAAGATCACCGAGGATCTGACCCCCGTGACCGGCAACGTCACCCCGAGCATGCGGGAGGCGATCGAGCAGTTCCGCGTGGACAACTACCCGCAGGAAAAGCGGATCCTCACATCGTCCGAGGTCGTGCGCCGGCTCATCGAGACCGGAGCTCAGGTGCTCGGCATCTGGGAGCCTGCCAAGACCGAGGACGAGAGCACGGACCAGGAGTCGGCCGACGAGACGGCAGGCGACAAGGCCGAGGACAGCTCGGACGAGAGCACGGACCAGGAGTCGGCCGACGAGACGGCCGAGGCGGTCAAGCCCGGCCCCAAGACCACTTCCCGTTCGCGGAAGTAGCAACCGTGGTATTCGGTCTGAGTGACTGAGGGAATAGGAACGGGTAAAGCCCGCGCAGGAATGTGCCGGGAAATGCTGCCCTTGGATGGGTCCGTTGCTATACTGGGGCTAGCGTCTCACCCGATGCACACCGGATGCCCGACTAAGGATGCCCGGTCTCACCACAGGTGAGGCCGGGCATCCGCTTTTTCATTTTCGGTAGACGAGAAAGGTAGTGCAATGGGTAGGTTTGATGAGCTGATCGAGCTAGCGCAGAATCCGGGTGAGAACGGTATCCCGGACAGCATCTACGACGACCTGCGCACCGCGCACGGAGATGAGGTAGCTGAGCACTCATCTCTCAACGAGGCGTCCACCGCCAAGATCCAAGAGCTGGAAGGTCGCATTTCTCAGCTCAAGACCCACAACTACGATCTTCTGGTCGCGTCCAAGGCAGAACCGTCAACCGGCGGAGACAACACGGATCCGGGCGGCGACGGAGATGGTGACGGTGACAGCGAGGAGGGAAAGGGCATCGACGAGCTTTTCGGCTGATCCGGCCTTTCCCTCATAAGTATGTGAGTAAGGAGCAAAACTCATGGCAGTAAACCCCCGTCCGTTGCAGTTTTCCCACAATGCGGACATCCTCAACGCCATTCGCAACGACGCGTCCACGGACTACCAGCGCCGTGTTCCATTGACCACCCAGGCCAGTGTTCAGGACACGCTCCAGCACCTCACGGAGTACCGGCCGCGATGGAATGAGTTCTTGGACGCACTCATCAACCGTATCGGTTCGGTGATGGCGCGAAACATCTCCTGGCAGAACCCTCTGGCGGAGTTTAAGCAAGGTCTCCTGTCGTACGGTGACACCATCGAGGAAGTCCAGATCGGCCTCCTCACCGCGCACGGTTACGAAGAGGACCGGGAGAACCTGGAACGAGACATCTTTGGGGTTGAGCGTCCTGACGTTCAGTCCCAGTTCCACCAGGTCAACCGGCAGGAGTTCTACAAGCTCTCCGTGAACGAGGCTCAGCTACAGCGTGCATTCCTGGACCCCACGGGAATTTCCACGTTCGTGAGCAAGCTTCTGGAAGCTCCGTCCACTTCCGACCAGTGGGACGAATTCCTCATCACGTGCCAGCTTTTCGCTGAGTACGAGTCCCATGGTGGCTTCTACCACGTGAACGTGCCGGACGTGAAGGACCTGACGTCCGACGCCGCAGACGCCAAGATGGCTCTCCGCAAGATGCGTGCCATGGCGGACAACCTGCTGTTCCCGTCCACGAAGTACAACGCATCCAAGATGCCCACGTTCGCCAAGCGTGAAGACTTGGTTCTCTTCGTCACGCCGGAGTTCCAGGCGGCCGTGGATGTGGAAGCTCTCGCGGCCGCATTCAACATGGACAAGACGTCCATGCACGGTCGGGTCCTGCCGATCCCGAACGAACAGTTCGGCATCGACGACGCCCAGGCGATCATGACTACGCGCGACTTCTTCGTCATCGCGGACCAGCGGTTGGAGAACACCTCCGCACAGAACCCGGTCGGCCTGCACTCCAACTACTTCCTTCACCACTGGGAGGTCATCTCGGCATCCCGGTTCGTCCCGGCCGTGATGTTCTGGACGGGGGCGGACGACGAGGTCATCAACCTCTCTCCGGCCGTCACAGCGGTGGCACAGCCCACCGTGGTCAACCGTGCCGGAGCTACCGTGACCACTGTGGAGCGCGGCGAGATGTACAACGTGGACGTCGCCGTCACCACCACACCGCCCAACGGGATCAACACGCCCGTCATCTACAGCATCTCGGGGGCGGAGTCCAACAAGACGTACGTGACCGACGACGGTGTGCTCCACATCGGTGGTCAGGAGACGTCAGCATCCATCTCCGTGGTGGCCACCTCCGTGTGGATCAACCCGGCCAACCCGGCCGCGAACAAGATCGAGAGCGCGGCACGGGTCATCACCATCACCGGCGTCATGCTCCCGGAGTGGCCGGAGTACCCATCGTTCGCCATCAACACGGCCTACACGCTGGGCACCTTCCTGCGCATCGGGGAGGCCATCCTGGAGGTCACCACGGCCGGTACCACGGCCGGTACCGTCCCGACCGTCCCGGCCGTGGGTGCCACCGTGACGTCCAACACGGCCGTCCTGACCCGCCGGGCGTGACGTCCAGTTTTCAGCCGGCAGACCGCTTGCTGAAACTAATTTTCACCGCGGAGCACGCCGGCTGAAAACCAGGTGTCAAAACAAAGCCTGGTAGAATGCGGTAGAGGGTTCGGTGGTGAACCTGACGAAAGGCGGCCTACAGGTTATGTGTCCCTGTAGGCCGCCTTTTGCATATCTCTCTTAAGAGAAAGAGAAATTCATAATGGATGTGTCGGACCTTATTATCCCGCGCAATACCTGGAACCCTCAGTACGACGACGGCGAAACACCCGTAGGGAAAGCCGAAAAGGTTTCTCTCCATCACAGTGTGACCGCCCAGCTCTCGCCTGCATCAACCACGGCCATGGAGTCCGCACAGATGCGAGCCCTGGAAAAGATCGGGCATTCTCGGTTTGCCCGCCCTGGATTCATGGGTACGGGCATCTCGTACAACGTCGTGATCTTCCCTAGCGGTCGCGCTTGGCAAGGTGTCTCGTTCAACCGGCGTGGAACGCACACGGACGGCATGAACTCAACCGTACGAAGCATCTGTTTTGCCGGGAACTACGAGCTTCATGAACCGACCGAACTCCAGTTAGCGACAGGGCGCGCCATCATTGCGGCCGGACGTGGCGATACCTGGACAAAGGATGCTGACGTCATCGGGCACCGAGACATCAAGCAGACCGCATGTCCCGGGAAGAACATCTACAAGCACCGTGCTTTTCTCGCTACCGGCCACGATGAGCCGGTCATTCCAGTCACCAACCCCATCATTCCCAAGCCAATTGTTACGAGGGTCGCCGTGAACGTGAACATGCCTGTACTCGATCTGCGAGGCGCCAACGACAAGGTGGTCACCGGCCGTGAAGTGCACGTGATGCAATTCCTTCTGGTTCTCGCTGGATACAGCGTCGGCCGCGCGGGAATCGACGGGCGAGCCGGAAAGGACACCAGGGCAGCTCTCGGACGCTTCCAGGTGGACACGAAGACCGGCACGTCCGGTAAGGCCGACTATCTCGTTGGGGAAAAGTCCTGGCGTGAGCTGATTGGTGGATACCGTGGCTAGGATTGACGATGTCCCCGAGGAAGTCACCCGCGCAGGATTGGATTTTGACTATGTCGTCTGGACCCCGGGCACTATTGTCACGTTGGCCAATGTTCCTTGGAACAGTGATTATCGGGATGTTGTTCGGTTTAGCTCTACAGCTACCCTGAACAACTACATCAACGATGATGCAGGACCCATCGTCACGCTGAATCAGATGATGTATGCGATTCCTGGGCGGCCGGTACGCATCAACATCCCGTTCAATGCCGCGTACAAGTACAACTATCTTCGTGTCTTCAACCCCTCACAACCCGTTCCGGGCGGAGATAGCGCCAAGACGTTCTACTACTTCATCAATGATGTTCGGTACATTGCACCGAACTCCACAGAACTGGACATCCAGCTTGATGTCTGGCAGACGTTCTCCCGAGACATCACTCTGGGAAACTGCTACATCGAACGCGGTCATTTCGGTATTGCGAATGAATTCGCGAATTCCGATCACGGTCGCGGATACCTCACTGTTCCTGAAGGTTTGGACGTCGGTGGTGAGTATCAGATTATCCACAGTGACACCGAGACTATTGGTGCCACGCAATACATGGATAACACCAAGACGTTCGACATCATGATGCTCACTACGGTGTCATTGCTCACCGATCCTGGAACCGTCGATGACCCCAACCTCACGACGGCAAGAGGGTCCGCATTCCAGGGACTACCCAATGGCGGTGAGCTGTACTGGTTCCCTGACCTTGCATCATTCAATGCCTTTGTGACAGCAGTAGCGCCACTACCGTGGGTGTCACAAGGAATCATCTCCATTTACGCCGTGCCGAATCTTCTGGAATTCGGTCTGAGCTATAACGAAGTTGAGTTTGAGGGCGTAACAGTTCGTCGTGTCATTGGCGAACCGTATCCATCCACTCAGCTCGTGTTCTCCGTGCCGGAGAACACGGGTGACTGGAAAGCGGGAATCCTCGAAAAGATTCCGGTTCGCTACCGGCATCTCACAAAGTTCATGACGTATCCGTATTCCGTCGTGGAAGCCACGACGTACAGCGGAACTCCTCTCATGCTCAAGCCAGAGAGTATCGGAAGTGATATTCACCTCACGTTCCGCATGATGCTTCACCTCACACCTCCCGGTCCGCGTGTTGCGTTCTATCCGGAGAACTACAACAGCTTGACCGGTGACAACACCGTCACGGGACCTGAGACGCCCGGCGGCGACAATAACGAATTCCTGGACATGATCACGGGAATCATCAACCTCCCCACGTTCAGCATCGTGAACAACGGATACATCTCCTTCCTCGCATCCAACGCGAACAGTCTCGCCTACCAGCATTCATCGGCCGACTGGTCGCAGCAGAAAGCCCTCACAGGCGCTCAGACGTCCTTTGAGCAGGCCGGACGGGGGATCGGACTCGGACAGCAGCAGACGGCTCTCACGAACCGTACGAATAGCGCTCAGACGGCGCTACAGAACCAGGTGGCGGGACAGCGAGCCATCGTCTCCGGTGTGAACTCGGCTATCGGTGGAATCGGTGGTGGTGCGGCAGGCGCGGCCGGTGCCGTTGTGGGTGTGGCAAATGCTGCTGCCGACTACGCCATTACCACAGGCGCGAACAGTGCCGGTAGCGCTATCACGCAGCAGCAGAATACGCGCAGTAATAACCTCACCTCTGCGAACGCGGAATACATGCGGGATTCCAACCTGAACTACGCGGAGTTTGCTGCACAGGGTGATTACCAAAACGCCATTGCCGGTATTCAGGCAAAGGTGCAGGATGCTCAGCTTATCCAGCCGACGAGCGCGGGACAGGTCGGTGGAGACGCATTCAATCTTGCTGCTTACCGTTGGGCACTACATCTCAAGATCAAGATGGTGCACTCTGGCGTCATTCGACAGGTGGGCGACTTCTGGTTGAGGTACGGATATGCGGTGAACCGTTTCGGACAGATTCCGAGTGATTTCCATTGCATGACGAACTTCACGTACTGGAAGCTCCGCGAAACGTATATCACCTCAAGTTCTTGCCCCGAGGCTTTCCGGCAAACCATTCGGGGCATCTTTGAAAAGGGTGTCACAGTCTGGCGAAATGCGGAGGATATCGGTACGATCGACATAGCCGACAATGACCCACTGGAAGGAATCTCGTTGTGAGCGGAAAGCCACGCAAAAAGGGTGATGCGGTCTATGACGGGATTTACGGGCCGTTCAAAAACAATCCTGCCGGAAACCGGCTTTCCCTGACAGAACGCATGTACATCCGCATTCTCACCGAACTGAGCTGCAACAGGTTCAAATGGGTTGGGCTGCCGGACAGTGTGGATGAGCGATTCATGGAGCTCGCCCTCTTCAATCAGGCACTTGTCGTTTTCTTCTGGCACGACTCATTCGACAGATATTTTGCTCTCCGGGCCACGGGGAGCGGAACCATCAACATGTACGACAACCCCACGACGTTCACCGTGACCGGCAACACCATCCTCAATGAACGGCTCAACGCCGGGAACACGTGGGTAGAAAAGATCGGTGAGGATGGCACCAAGTACAACGAGATGATTCCCGCTGAATGCGTACCCATCTGGGGAAATTACCTCCGGATTCCAGACAAAGACATCATCTATGTCTACGCATCCAAGCTTGCCCAGATCGACCGCACCATCGAAATCAACCTAGAAGCCATGCGATACACCACGATCATTACCACGGACGAGAACAACCGGCTCACCTGGGTTAATCTCATGCGACAGGTTCGCAATGGTGAACCGGTGATATTCGGGAATCAGGGCTTGGACATGAGCCAGGCTCAGGCATTCAACGTTGCTCCCGATAAGGAGGTGGTCCTGAACCTTCAAGTCGCCAAGGGTAAGCTCTGGAATGAGTGCATGACTCTTCTGGGCATCAACAATGTGAACCAGGACAAGAAAGAACGCATGGTTTCCGACGAAGTATCCGGGAACGATGAACAGGTCGTGGTCAACAGCGGAATTGCCCTCAACTCCCGGAAGATCGGATGTGAGCAGATCAATGCTCGCTACGGTCTTTCCCTGGACGTCGGATGGAATCCCATGGCTAAGGCCATGGCCGCTGAATTCGCGAACGTAGCGGGGGTGATGTAATGGCTGAGTTCACCATGGAGCTTCGTGAGATATACGAGCTGAGGGGAGATGATTTCGATATTGGTCTGAGCACCTATCCGATCTTTGATGCCGCATACCGTGCGGGACTGAATCAAAAGATCAAAGATCACTACTGGAACCAGGAAATCGGACGAGAAACGATCGAGATGTTCGTTTTCTCGGTACGGCGCAAGATGAACGAAATCATGCCGCTGTACAACCAGTTCTACCGATCAGAACTACTTGTTGTTGAGCCGTTCATCACATTCGAGACGGATTCCACGACAAGTAGTGAGTCCGAAAGTGACGCAGCAAACACCAGCACATCCGAGTCCAAGGCGCGTGCGGCAAGCTCTGAACCTCCGCAAATGCAATTGTCCTCAAATGAGGACTACGCCACAGGAGTAACGGACTCCGTCTCTGACGCGACCAATTCAGGGTCAGCGAATTCGACGGACACGACGACAGGAACGGTCAATACCAGAGGCTTTAGTGGCGCAATGAGCGACCTATTGCTAAGGTACAGGGACACGTTCCTGAACATCGACATGCAAGTCATTGCCGAGCTGCAAGAGTGCTTTATGGGGCTTTGGTCAAACGGCGATGAGACTTTCGCTAGCGAAAGGTGGTTCTGGTAATGAGCGTTCCCACGATCCCAGTGTTCGGACCCATCGTTTTCCCCCGACACCCCATCGCCAATATCACTCCATTCACCTACCGTGATGGGGAAACATTCCTCCGTCGTGTCGAGCGTCTTGAGGAATACATCCGTGGCCTGATCGTTGAACTTGATGCCGATTTCGCAATCATTCTGGAAGCGTTCCGCGACGCTCTTGACCAGATCACGGAAGAGAACAACGAGACCATCGCGGAATTCAATGCGCTGTTCGAGGCATTCCAGGATGAGGTTCAGCTCCAGATCGACTCACTGAACAACCTTGCGGGACAGATCCGGAATGCTAGTGCGTACGGTGCTACTGGCGATGGTGTCACGGATGACACACCATTCATTCAGGCGGCGGTCAATGCATGCCCCGATGGCGGAACCGTCATCGTGGAGCCGGGAACGTACGTCATCGCTACCGGACCGGTCATCATTTCCGGCAAGAGTCTGACAATCGATCTGACGAATGCAATCATCTCTCAGAAGAATGATGCTGAGGCGTTCTCGTTCCGTGGCACTCTTGAGGCTCCCCTGGACGCTTCCAACATCACGGTCGTCACCACCACGGGCGATGAGACAACTCGTGATGGTGTTCAGATCACGCTCAGTGCCCCTGTGACATGGCAACGTGGTGATGTGGTCAAGCTGGTGGCTGACGACGTTCTGCCCGGCTCACGGACGGATGGTGCGGCCGTTCCTCCGGCCGAGCGCAACCGTGTCGGACAGTTCCTCACGGTGCAGGCAATGAATGGTCCTGGAACCGTCGTCACCCTCATGGGAACACTCCGCGACCCTTTCACGGTCAACCCGCGCATAGCACGGTTACTGCCCGTGACTGGCCATCTCATTGGTGGCGATTTCCGTGTTCACCCGGACTTCGTGGGATTCGACTTCAACGCTGGTGTGATTCAGATGTTGAATCTCATCAACCCCACCATTCGCGGGACTCAGGTATCGCGAGCCGGTTCCCAGGCATTCGGTATGGGATCGTGCTACCAGTACAACATTAGCGACGTTGTCGTGAACTACGCGCGCAACACTCCGGGTACCGCGCTGGGATATGCAATCAATGACAACTGTTCTGAGTTCGGCAAGCTCACCGATTCTCACTTTGTCCAGGTGCGTCACGCATTCACTTCCGGTGCCAACGCGATCGAGCCGGACGAAGTCCTCTCCGCTTACGGTCGCACCTACGGAACAATCATTTCCGCGTGTACCTCTCAAGGTTCTCAGCAGTCATCTTTCGACACTCACCTTGACGCAGACAATGTGACCTTCTTGGGATGCATTGCTGTGGACTCACCCACAGCATTCAACCTCCGGGGGCGGAATCACAACGTCATTGGTTGCACCGCCAAGAACGTCAATTTCGGTGTGAACATGTCCGACGAACAGCTCGGATTCAACTACGGACACACCGTCAACGGTTTTACGGCTCACGGCGTCGTTCTCGGCATTCGCGTTCAGTCCCGGCAGAGCGGTCACCCGCTTGCGGACGTCCGCGATACTCGACCGGTTTACATCCGCAACGTGAATCTTGAGCAGGTCACCGGATTCGGAATGCACCTCTTCAACGCGACAGTCATCGCCTCTGACATTCGCGCAAGCTGGGTAGGTGTCATGCCGAACAAGGGATTCCAGCTCGCCAACTCACACCTTCTGGCAGACGACATCTCTTGTGACTTCACTGACACCCTGACCGGTAACCTCATGGTCGGGATCTTTGGTCTCAATGGAGATGCCACTCATATCAGCCGACTCACCGTGAATAGTGTCCGAGTCACGGCAGGATCTATCTTCCCCAGCCGTGTCCAGTACATCGTCAGCATCGATGAGCTGGACGTTGCTCACCTGGTACAGATCGACCGACTCATGATCCCGCTAGAGCCAGGATTGGGGATCTGTACAGAGTCCGAAATTGCGGGCTACATCGAGTGGGCAATCAGCGCTGGAAACAACCAGAACAGTGCTCAATACGCCGCACTGTCCGATGCTGACCTAGTAGTTGCGGAAAAGCTGGGAGTGATCCGTCGCACTCACTCAGGACGTTTCGTACTGCGAACCACTCAGGCAGCCAATGTCATTCTTGCCACACTCCCGACCGGTGGCACCTCCGGACAAGAGCTGCTGATCATAAACCGGGGGACAGGTACGGTGACCGTTCAGCACGGCGTCGGACCCAATACCAACCTCGTCGGCGGTACCGCAAAGGTTCTCGCACCCAACGAGTCGCTACGACTCGTTTATGCGAGCATCTGGACTCAGACACCGTTCGCCTAAGCCATGGTTTACGACCTTGATGCGCAGAGGCTCGCCGTTAAAGCGATCGGCACGGTAGAAAGCAATCTCAACTACCTTGCCGTGAACTACAACGATCCCATCACCGTTGGCATCATGCAATGGTACGGGACGCGAGCCTCTGCCATCTTGCGCAGAATGCGCACAGAAAACCCCACGGACTGGGTGGGAGTTGAGACCAGCTTTGACGATGATCTGACAGCTCACGCCGATTCAGAAGCAACATTCTGGAACAACCGATTCCTTACCCGCATCGAGGGTGAGTCCCTTGTCCCGGTGATGAACGACAACAAGGCCATTCAGAATGACCAAGCTTTCGATGACCTGGTCGATTACCTGTATGCAGCCAACCGCGCGGGTATGGACGAGAACACGAATACGCCGCAAGTACTGTTCTTCTTCGTGATGTATCACCAATCACCCCAGCGCGCCTTGCGCGTGATCGCGTCCGTGGGACCCTCTGCGAGCCTGAACAGCATCGTCGGCGCCTGCCTCAACGAGGCCGTCCTCGGGCAGTACAGGAGCCGGTACATCACCGCCCGGGACATTATCGTGAGCGGCGATCCTAGCGGCGTGGACGACACGCCAGGCACCATCCCGGACCCGGGGGAGGCCGGGGGCGACGACGGCTCAGGAGACGGCCAGGAGCGGACCCCCGGGCCGGTCTCCTACATCGAGTCGCTGGGCAACAATGTGCGCGTGCACTACCGCAACAACAATGTCATCATCGCCTATCCCAATGGGCGCGGATACTGGATACCCAAGAAAGACGAGAACAGTGGGTCAGAAGTTGACCCTAACCCGGATAACCCAGATCCGGAAGAACCACCGGACAGCGAGGCCGCAGCTAAGCGAGCTGCCGTCGTCGCATTCGTCACCTCGCGAGTAGGGGATTACAACTACTCTCAGGGACCCTCACGGCTTGAACCGGACAAGAATAACTACACCGACTGTTCCGGCCTCATGTATTTCGCTTACCAGGAAGTCATTGGCGTCAACATCGGCACTTATACCGGTGACCAGTACGACCGGCCGACCCTGATTGATGAGGGGCCTGGAAGCACGCCCTTTCCGGAGAGTGATATGCTCCCGGGAGACCTGATTTATTACAACCTCCCGGGAGGTGTTTCCGGCTATGTGGTTGACCATGTGGAAATGTATATCGGGGGCGGCGAAATCTGTGGTCATGGTGGTCCTGGGGCGGGACCTATCGTGAAAGATCTTCAAACGGCATTTGGTTCCCGACTGAATTGGTATATCCGACGTGTCATCAACGGCTGAAATGACTAAAGAGTCACTACCGTATTATTCGTTTGATACGGTAATGTCTTACAATGCTGTCTTTAACTTTGTCGTGGGCGCACGTGGTCTGGGTAAGACGTACGGCATTAAGAAGTTCGCTATCCGGGATGCCTTGCGTAACGGCAATCAGTTCATCTACCTGCGACGTTTCAAGACCGAGCTACTAGGTCGAGGTACCTTCTTTGCCGACATTGCACATGAGTTCCCTAAGTATGATCTTCGTGTCAATGGCAATGTTGCCGAGTCGGCGCCCATAGGAACGCGTAGTGAGAAAAAGCGTAAATGGACTCTCATTGGATACTTTGTCTCGCTGTCTACTGCGCAGACACAGAAGTCCATCGCCTACCCTAAGGTGAAGACCATCATTTATGATGAGTTCATCATTGAAAAGGGCGCGCTGCACTACCTTCCCAACGAAGCTCAGATGCTCAACGAATTCTTTTCGACAGTGGATCGCTGGAAGGACAAGACGAGAGTCTTTTTCCTCGCGAATGCTGTGAGCATTAGCAACCCGTACTTTATCGAGTACGACATCCGACCAGATGAGGAAGGGGAGATAGTCAAGCGCGGCGACGGATTTATCGTCTGTCATTTCGTGGAGTCTGCCGAATTCGGTACTAAGGTCTTCGAGACCAAATTTGGTAAGTTCATCAAGAACACGGAATACGCGGACTACGCCGTTAATTCAAAATTCAAAGACAACCATGACGCCATGCTAGGAACTAAACCTAGCAATGCGGGATATACGTACAGCGTGGAAACGCGCGCTGGAACGTTCTCGGTATGGATCGACTTCCTCGCGGCAGGCGGACCATACTTCTACATTCAGGAAAAGCGACCCAAACGCGAAATCCTGTTTACGACCGTTGATGAATGGATGACCAACGATAAGATACTTGCTACGAACAGTGACAAGCTCATTCAATATCTGCGGTCTGCGTTCCGAACCGGTAAAGCCTTCTTTGATACCCCCCAGGCGCGCAATGCGTTCATTGAAGTATTCCGCAGATGAGGTGATTGGAAAATGACCATGACCAAGAACACCAGTTTCATCATCGCCGCACTACTCGGACTGATCATCATTGCCATCACGGTACTACTCGCCCTAGGCCGCGACCCCGGACGACTCATCGATCTCCTCACCGCGAGCATCATCCCCACCATCGCCGCCATCTGGGCAGGCAACCGCGCCGACAAGGCCAAGGAAGCCGCACAACAGACCGTTGAGAACACCAACGGCCGCATGGGCGAACTCATCCAGGGAGCCGTCCAGCAAGGCGCCACGGTCAACATGGACAAGTACGGTGACGTCGTTGCACACCAGGGCATCACCGTTCCCGAGGAACAGCAGCTACACAACCTTCCTGCACCATCATTCGATGATCTGTTGATACAGCATCCGGACGAGTCCAAGTGAGCGCGTGCGGCATGTGCGGTGGTGCCGGAGAATACCGTGATGGTGACGGCAACCTGCAAGTATGTGGTTCCTGTGGCGGATCAGGAATGAGATGAAAGTAAAATCCGTCAGCAAAGCTGACGACGGAACCCAGATCATCCGGCTCACCAACGGTCAACTTATCGAGCTAACAGAACTCGATGTACGACTGTTTGAGTTGGTGTTCTACACGCACTGTCCAGGATGCCAACACGAAAGAGGACTTGTCGAATGACCACCGAACCGACGCCTGAGGAAACTCAGCTATCCGTTCAGAGCATGTTTGCCGACATTCCCGGCAATCATCGCGACACCTACGAATGGTTGGTGAACGTGAACCCCAACCTCACCGGCACTCAACTCCTCATTGCAGAGCTGTTTGCCACATTCACCGTAGCCTTTGAGAAACTTCCCAAGGGCGCGGAAAAGTCTGCCGGGATGCGAAAGCTCCTGGAAGCCAAGGACTGTTTCGTACGGGCTTCCCTCCCGGACGACATGTAGTGTAAGATCTACCTAGTGGACTAGCTACCCACCCAACGACCCGGGATATGCGACTGAACAGAAGCGGACCCGGAACGTGGAAAGACCCCTCACCGTACCGGGTGAGGGGTCTTTCTCGTATGACTACAGCACTTCAAGCATCTTAGCACCGACGTACTCAGAGAACGCGGGAGGGATGCACTCGAACAAGCCCTTCCATGTCATCTTGTGTTCGACGCCCAGAAGGGCTCGCACTACTTCGATGTTCGGTGGCACGTATCCGCCCTTACGCACGTACTTAGCTTCGTACTTGTCACGGCGAGCACCTCCGTATGCGCCTGCCCACCATTCCTGGAACGTGTGATTATGTGGTCTGGGTGAATCTAGATCAAAGTTCGACTCGAAGAGGCGAATGCGTTGCATATAAATCTCGATACCATCATCATCTATGGTGCTCAGGTCGAACATGCAACCGCAGAGTTCCACAGGATTTTTCATGACCCAACGAGCTTGAGCAACGTTCTCTATCACCCAAGGGCTATTAGTTGATGCATACATCTCGCGGACTACTGGAATCCAGTCAGGCCACTTACCTACCACATCATTCATGACATTTCCGCGCGTATAGAATTGGCATGGTGGTGAGGCGTGATGAGCGTCATACTTTGCATGATTGTCCGCAAAGAAATTGAATGCATCTTCTACTGAAGCTTGATCGGCAGGATTGTACTTGAGCCTGTTCTTGTCATTGTCTATTGCCGTGACACTGAAACCAGCCTTTTGGTATCCCGCTGTTGCGCCCCCCCTCACACGCAAAGAGTTCTAGCATCTGGGGCTTTGCTGAGAGAAGATTCATGAACCGATCATACCTTTGATGTCTGGTGCTGTCTCGTCCGATGCGTGAATGAACACCATCGCCTCAGCTTCTTCCTTACTCGACGCCTGGCCTAGCTCCGTCCACTGACGGAAGAAATTGCCGCCGTGCTCTACGATCCACTTACGGTTATGTACCTTTGTGAGACGGTACAAGGTTGCTTTGTCGCCCTCTCCGGCCCAAGCTACATCTCCGCCGTAGTAGGCCATGTACTGCCAGTCAGGCACCTTGTTACTCATTACCACTTACCTCCTTTATAAAACTTGTCCATGGCTTCCTCTACCTTGTAGTTGCCATACTGAACTGACAACTCATAGTAGAAGCGAGCATATTCGCGTAGATCACCAGGACCATTGCTGTTCCATGCCATGGTGTCTAAGCGCATGATGTCGGCATAGTCAGGCATTCATAATCTCCCACTCTTCACGGTTATTGATCTTTTCACAATTCTTGCAGAGTGCTATTCCCTCTTTGCTTTTACCGGTGGCCGTAAATGATTCACACCTACGACACATTTCCTTATCCATACCTAAGCGCTGCTGCGGAATCCAATCATAGTCGCGCATAGGCATACCGTACCACACATTTGGACATTCACATTTCGTCTTGATGTCCACTTGACTAGACGTCATGACAAACGATACAAAACCCGCTACAAAACAAAGTGAAGGGCCTTAACTTCTAGAGGTGCTTTGTCATGACATGCCGCTCTAGAGTTATAAA